CGTAGTCAAGCTTTTCTGCCAACTTCATACTTCGCAAGCCATCGATAGACATAGCTACCAATGCTTGGGTTGCGGTCTTGCCCTCGGGAACTACAAAATCAGGAAGCCGTACTGTGGAATCTGGCAGAAAGTCTTCAATAAGGTCGGTGGCAATATGGTGAGTTTCTGTAATAGAGTTCTTCACAACCTCATCATTATATTCAACGTCACATTCGGCTGAATAGTTTAAATACGACTCCCACATCTGGTCACCATTTTTCGGATACAACTCATAGCCAACCTCATCCAAGCCCGCAGGCAACTCGGAGGGAACCTCGTCCTTGCGACCCAGCCAGCCAAGCTTCTTATAAAGAATACGGTCTTTCCATGCATCTGGATTTGGATAGTGACTATCAGCCGTAGAAATCAGCTTCATGCCAAATTCTTCGGACATTTTAATAATGTACTGGTTCAATAGATGCTGCTCTGGAATATTATTCCACTGAAGTTCGCCATACCAGCGGTCACCAAAAATCTCTTGCATCTGGCTTGTTGTTTCCCGCATATCAGCAAGAATCCCCACTTCATCGAAGCGTGTCCGATTGCCCTCATCGTCATATACTGCGTTTCGCCACATGCAGCCAGCATAAACCCCACCAAGGCACGCAGAGGCGGCGATAACGCCCTCAGAGTGCTTGGCAAGCAATTCATAATCAACACGGGGGAAGCGATAGTAGTTATCGCCTGAGAACGAGTCTGACACCATCTTGAAAATGTTATTCAAGCCTGTCTGGTTCTGAGCCAGCAGAATAAGATGATTGCGACGATTCACCAGCCCCTTGAAGTGCCTCTGTTCGTCTTCGACCACTGCGCCGCCTGTGCTGCCGTCCTTGAGTGCAGAAGCATTCTTCTTGACTTTCTTGGCTTCATCATAATCGTCCTTCCAGCCCGCGATGGACGGATGGAAATACGCCTCAACACCGTAAATCGGCTTAAATTCTTTTCCTTCGGCTCGCATCTTCTTCGTGTGCAAGACTTGATGAGCCAAGCCATTGCAGTTGCCGTGGTCGGTTAGCGCAAGGGCTTCCATGCCATTATTATAAGCGTAGTCCATATGCTCTTGGGGGTAACCAAGCGCATCGAACGGAGAACCCGCCACAGAGTGAGCGTGAAGCCCAACGAATGGAATAGTAGAATTATTTCGCATCAGGACACATCCTCTTAATAGCAACCAGTAAAATCTCGGACGCCTCAACCATTAACTCTCGCGCCATTGTGACATCCTCTATATTATCAGATTGGTCGGGTTTGTCAAGTGATTCAACGAAATTTTCCAAAAATAATTTTATGTTGGTGTCAAGCAAAAAATACCTTACTGGTAGCCCCGCCATTTCCTTATCTGTATAAGACATATCGTCAAAGGTTCTCTCAATCTGATTCTGCACCCAATCCTCCCATTTTATTCCACTTTTTTGGTTTAAAGAAATCGGGCTTTGTTAGTGACTCGCCACCCGACCAATATTCAGTCAATCCATCCCATGAGTCCACTCTGTGATACCACGGAACCTCAAACTTTGAATCTATATCTATTATAACATCTGAGAACACTTTGTCAAGGGAAAAGTTTCTTGCAGACCATCTTTTTTCAATTGGCAAGCGATTTCCGTCTGAATCGTGCAAAGACGTTCCTTCTTCACGCACCCTTCTCCTACATCTCTTGAAATCTTCACCATCGAAGGTAAATCCCAAATACTCACCTGTTATAACAGAACCGCCTTTGTATGTCAAGCAAAAAGTTCCGTTTCTGGAAATTTTGCGGCGAAAATTTTTGAGCAATTCGGGATTATAGATTCCGTATGGAAATGCACAATAAAATTTATCTGGGATGAGCCACTTACTGATGCGCCTAGAAATATAATAGGCACTGAGCGCACCGTACAAGGCTGACCACCCTAAGCAATCCCTTCTGTCTCTGTCCTTCGGATGCACGGGAACATAGTAAATCGGAATGCGCCTGCGCTTCTCAGATTGAAAGATTCCCTTTTGCAGCAGCGAGTTGGGGTCAAAAATCCACTCCCCCATGCGCTCTTTAATTAGTGGCTGCATGTCCCTATGGCACACGACCCAGATAGTTTCTGACCCAGCCCACGCACATTCCAGCACTGCTCGCTCCACTGCCAGATAATTTTTTCCTATCGGCATCAAGGAATCGTGCCACGGCATATCGAAGTCCAGCGGCTGACCAGCCACGGGAACCAGCCCCGCCAAGTGAAAGGCTGAAGTGTTTTGTTCACCGCTCTCTATCACACCGCACACCTTTAATTAAATAATTTAGATATCCACTTTTTGAGTGCGGATACCTGACTGATGAACTACCCATAATCTTAATACCATCGGGCAATTCTGAATAGAGATTGACCCCCTTCGGGTACACCTCTCTCACGCGGGACTCTAACTTCAAGGGCAAAAACCTGCCCGCACCATTGCCAGTGCCTTTGATTCCAGCCTCTTTCATTATTTCTTCTGTCTTGATTCTGGTTATCAATTCTGAATATTCAAAGTCTTGCAACTGTTCGTCGGTAAGATAGCTTATAGTACACGCATCCATCAGGTCATGATTGCCATCAATCCTCTCGGATGGATAAAAATTTACCCCCACGATGAATGGCGAATTGTATATATGAATTCTATGAAAATCATGCTTCATACCGCTTCGCACATCAATCCAGTCCAAGACTTCGTTGAGCGGGTCAGACCTTTCAGCAGAAGGTAACCCATCGACACTCCCATCATCAAACATAAGAAACGAAGAAGCCTGAACAACATGAACACGGTGCCCAACAGTCATTCTTAGTCCTTCGTCAGATATTCTGATTTGAGAAATTTTATTGCCAAATTTTATTTGTCCTGCCAAGGAAAGACAAAAGTATAAATGATGCCATTCTTCTGTGTCACCAGTAAATCGGTGGGGCGGCTTGGGGTTGAGATAGACCAGTGGAAGGTCGCGCTCAAATGCATGGCGCAACGCCTCAATGGTACACCCAACCACCAATTCCTGCATACAACTTCACTTCCTTTAATTAACGAACGGGCTGCTTGCAGACCACATAGTTCTCTTGCACAAAGTGGTATTGACCACCCAAGGCATCGACACAGACCAGCATGTTCCCGCGAAACACGACAACACCACCAACATCATCCACAGAGAAGCGTTCACAATCAGAAGAAACCTCCTTGACCACGCCGACTTCCCACTCCTGAACTGCCTTGTAGTCCTCTGGCATCAAGACTCCCCCCGCAGCATCGGAGGGAGCCTGCTGTACGATGTCAACCCTGACATGTCTGTTCATCGGTATCATCGAAGCTTCTTATTGACAGTGTTGTAGTAATCCATCAACTGCTCAGGGTCAGTGTTCTTCTGAATCATACGGAACGCCTTAACAGCCAAGCTGATATCCTCACGGGACAACCAACCGTTCTCAATGTAGTTACCCTTGAGCGCACGCTTCTGTTCCTTAAACGGCTCCATAGCTTCTTCAATCGCTGCGAGAGACTTCACATAATTGATGACATGCTCATCTTGCTCCGTCACGATTTCATTACCTGTCTCGTTCATACCAAACTCCTTTTGTTTGTTGGTTTGTTTTACTATACTAATATACCCTATCTTGACCCGTTTGTCAAGGACTTTTTTTATTTTTTTATCCACACTTCGCATAGCCGCAGGAAGTACAAGTGACGCAGCCATCTTGGTAAATCAAAGTCTCTGCTGCACAAGCCTCGCACACCTTGTCGCTGGGCAACTCGCCATCCTGAATATAATTCTTTAGGATGCGAGCGATGCACCTTGCGAAGCTGAACATGTCGCTGTTTTTATCTTTCTGCAACTGTTCCACCATGAACCTCGGACGTGCGCCATGACGTAGCCCAAGTGAAATCATGCGGGTGAATGAAGCGTTGCTGGGGTTATCGAATACCTTGACCACATCCTTAATATTAATCGTGTCGCCGTTGTATCCAAATGATAAATCGTATCGGTTATTTCTTGTTTTGTAACTGTGCTTGGTCAAGCTTCCTTTATTATATTTCTTTGGAATCTCAATCAGGCTCGCTTCGCCAGCCAAAACTTCATAAGGCTTATCATCTAACAAGCCAACAAGCACAACCCACTTCTCCCCCTGAATGGTGGTGTGGTGGATGTCGCAATCGACAACCTCTGGACGCTTGGGTGCGGTGTGGTGTGGAAAGCCAGTGGTTTGTGCCGCATCGTCATTAGACACAAGGACACCTGAACGGCTTCCATCGACGTACACAGTCACGCCCTTCAGCCCTCGACGCCAGCCCTCAAGATATAAGTTGCCCACAACCGATGGCTCGGTGCCAGCGGGCAAATTAATTGTAGAACTAATTGCGTGGTCGATGTTGTCTTGAATCGCCTGCTGAATTTCAACACGACGTGTCCAATCAATCTGGTCGGACTCAACAAAGAAGGCGGGCAAGTCCTTTCCTTCGTTCATTGCCCTCCACTGCTCCACGTTGTGATGGAACACTTCAAATTCTTTCCAGCGGTCACCGAGGTCATCAACAAAATCTGGTTCGATGTCGCTCTCGTCATGGCTCATCTTTCGGCGACGTACATAAGAGTTTCTAAATACAGGCTCCAGCCCCGACGAGGTTTGTGAAAGAATTGAAACAGACCCAGTGGGTGCGTTCGTCAAAAGAGAAATGTTCCTTCTTCCATGCCGTGCGATTGCCCGCTGCAATGTCTCGGGAAGCCTTTTGATATACCCATTGTTCCTTTCTTTATTCCAAGAAAATACGGGGAATTGGCTTCGCTCGGTCGAGAGATTGACACTCTCCTGATAAGCGGTATCACGAAGACAAGCATAGATGCGAGAAATCATCGCAAGCCCTTCGTCGGAGTCGTATCCCATGTTAAGGCAAGCCAAGGCATCTGCCAAGCCGTGAGTCCCAAGACCTGTCCTGCGCCCATCTCGGGCTGCAACGTACAGTTTGCTCCACAACTCTTTTTCATCTGGAGTGTCCGCTAATTCAATAATTGTTTGTAGCTTTTCAAGTTCCAAGTCAACCAAGTCATCCGACAATCTCATTGCGGCTGAGACAACTTCGGTAAACTTTTTAAATTTAAACTTTGCGTGGACCGTGAACGGTCCCGTGACAAAGTTTTTTAAATTAATAGAAATCAGCCTGCAAGAGTCATAAGCAGAGAGAGGGATTTCCGCGCACGGGTTCGTGCAAATCGTAGCAAACCCATCTTCAGCATAAGAATGTGCAGGCAGGTTATTAATAATGTTGTCCCACATTAAAATACCGGGTTCGGCGGTGGTGGTCGCCGACTCAACAATGGTATTCCAGAGTTCTTCGGCTTGAACCTCTTTTGTGTACTTGGGGTTTTCAGAGCCGACTGGATAAGTCAAAGTAAACGACCGCTTATTTTGTACCGCCGACATGAAGTCATCGCTTATCTTGACAGAAACATTTGCTCCTGTCACTTTTGTTAAGTCGTGCTTCATGGTAACAAACTGTTCAATATCTGGATGGCGCACATCCATCGTAATCATAAGTGCGCCACGGCGACCGTTCTGACCAATCATGCGGCACACATAAGAATAGAGGTCTGCGAATGACCAAGCACCCGTGGTTGTTCCAGCAGAATTATTTACCTGTGCGCCATCCGGTCGCAAATCAGAGAGGTCAAGCCCAACGCCGCAACGACGCTTAAACAAATTAGCCAAATCTCGACCAGAGTTAATGATTGAGGAAATGTTATCTGCTGGTGACTCGACCACAACGCAATTTGATAGCGAGACATTAACATAATCATTTCCAACCCCCATCATTGGCGAACCTTGGGGCACAATGTACTTAAAATTATCGAAATATTCAACAATCTTATCCTGACTTAATGCTCTAGGTCCACCATACTTCTTCTCAATCCTTGCAAACTCCGCAGCCATGCGGTTGTGCATGTCTCTTGGAGTTTTTTCCACAAAATTCCCCTGCTTATCGCGGAGGCAATACTTGGTAATGAAAACATTTGTGGCAAGTTCATCACCATTAAAATATTGAAGGGTCGCCTCCCTTACTTCATCTTCATTGTACATCTATTCCTCTTTCTTCTTTGTCCTGAACGCCTTGTAGCGGTCTTTCAGTGACTGAGCCTGTTCTTTACTAGACTTAGAAACTGCCTGATTGGGTGTCATACCTGAGCCAGCTACAACCTTAATTTTTACATTGGCTGTATCCATAAAGATTGGATAGACAATTCCATCTGGACCGTTTCTATTCTTTGCTATGAAGAACCTTCCCTCGTTGGTATTTTTATCTTCGATTGTCCGTGAAAGGGAGAAGATGAAGTCCGCAACGAAGCACTTGTTGAATGCCTCAGAGATAGACTCCATCGTAATGACCTCTGCATTCAAACCAGAACGATTTGTCTGAGAAGCAGTCCACACTGGACACTCATAGATTTGAGCAATTGCTCGCAACTCTTCATAAATAGATTCCAGTTCATTTCTTTTTTCACGCTGGATGCTGATTGGTCGCAATAAGTCTCCATAATCTACAATTACCATGCCCACGTCGATGCCGCGACGATGCAGTTTATCCAAGTGTGCGGCGATGGTCTTGGTCGAAGCCGACTTGGTGGGATATTCCTTGACGATTAGCTGACCTTCAATGTCCTTGATTGCATCAAAAATCTTTTCTTTGTTAGAAAATGTAGATGACAGCGGAATTCCAGTGATGCAACTGTCATAGCGTGTCGCCACTACCACATCCGCAAGTTCAAGAGTGTAGTGGACAACAGTCTTACCCTCTAAAATACCTTGGGCACCGAGATGCACCAATGCCATTGACTTGCCCGCGCCTGTGGGTGCGATGCAGACACCAAGTTCTCCCGCTCCCAGTCCACCTCGGCAGATAGAATCAACCTGTTGCCAACCTGTGGACACAGGGTTCCGCGCCTTAATCTCAAACCTTCTTTCAAAGTCCAAAATATAATCGTAACCAGCATCGTTGGGCGAACCCATATTAAGAGCGTCGTTCATAGTTTTGCTAATCTCGTCAAAACTAGATGACTTGATTAGCCCAACGCACTTGAGCATCGCTGCCTTCAACTTCTGCTTCCGGCAGAAGTCAAGCGACACCTCTTTGATATGTGCGGCACCATCTACCTGAGTAGGAGAGGCATAGACCCTCGCATAGTAATCCCGCATCTGGCGACGGACAACTTCATTAATGTCTTCCAACTCTGCGCGGATGATTGTTGCCATGGTATCACGCGATGGGTGCGTGCCATATTTCAGGCGGTAATCAAATATTTTTGAAACGAACTCTTTTAGATATCGGACTTCAAGATATTGATAATCTAAAACTTCACTGATTTGGTCAGCGAATACACGGTCATCAAGGATAAGCTGTGCCAAGCCTTCTTGAAATTTTGAACCATAATGTGAGAAATCTGTACGTTCTTCAGCCATTGCAACAGCCATTGCTACCCCGATAATGTGTTTTTATGTTATCTATAATATATATCATTTCAAGTCATTTGTCAAGGGAAAATCGGTTCATTGTTTGAAATAAATCATCCCAATTGCCTTGACCAAACCCATCCTGTATCATCATCTTCCGAACCTCAGTCTTATTGAATTCGTTGACGAAGTTTTTTACGGTATAATTAATTTTCTTCTTCCCTTGGGGTGGAATGGCTGGTCGATAAAGCTGCATCATCTTATAGTTTAGCTTAACCTTATCAAATTCTTCCACAATTCTTGAATACGCTTTAATGTTGCTGTCAATATTAGCACAGTGTTCATAGACATCATTGAGCGAATATGTCTTATCCTCGGACAAGAAAGGCAGGCGCTTGGCAACGGTAGGAAGTCCTACGCCAGCGACACCGGGTAGGTTATCGCTTTTATCACCAGCTATTGCCCTTGCCAATGCAAAGTTTGTGGGGTGAACCCCATGACGTTCCGTGATTGTGTGCTTGTTCAAAACTTCTTTCTGAATCGGACGAAACACCACAGTCTCGTCATCGCACAACTGAAAGAAATCTTTATCGGACGAAACAATCACCTTCTGCCAGCCTCGGTAGGCAGGCATCTGAACCACATGCGAGATAATATCATCTGCCTCAACCGCTTCCAGCATCAACTGGATAATCGGAAGACTATTAATATATTCAACCAGCCGCGTTTGCTGCCAAATTTTATTTTCGATTTCTTCAGCCTCGCTCATGTTCCGAACATCGCGGTTCAAGCGGATGGGTTTCCGACCCTCCTTATATGTCTTGACCATCGACTTACGACGTTGCGAACCGCCTGCACCGTCCCAACAGATGACAACACCATCAGGCTTGGTTTCCCGCACCAGCTTCTGCATTATCTTCAGGAAGCCCTTCAAGCCTCCGATGGGCTGACCATTAGTAGACAACGACGGGTCAACAATATACGCCCTGAAATACATGTTCAGCGCATCAATAACCAATAGTCTTTTCATCTTCATCCTCGATTTTATATGTTCCCCATTCATTGGGTCCAACTGTGTATACGACTCTTTTAATGCCAACATAACTCATAACCTCATGACACATCGAGCAGGGTTTGCTATTTTTCCACTCGCCATTTTTATTAATACGGGCAACATAGACTGTTCCCCCCTGTGTTATACTCTTGTCAAGCCCCAAGATACATGCCAATTCAGCGTGATGTGTGGCTCGACCAAGGTGACGCTGACGAAATCTCTGACCGAACGACGTGTGATTATCACTGTTCGCTGCGACATTCACAACTGAGCCACCCCGAATCAAAACTGCTCCGTGACGAAATGTTTCATACCCAGACTGCTCTGCGACTTTCGCCGCCATCTTCAAGCCCCGTGTTTCTTTACACACCGTTACCGCCCAGTGAGAAAAAAACCCCCACTTGTTACCAACAGTATAGCACAAGTGAGGGCAAGCTGTCAAGTACTTTCTTTCACTAACTTTTTGATACATCACCTCCTTGGTCGGCGATGTCGTAGAAGTCGGAAGCATTACCTTCTCGACTGTCGAAACGAAGAATAATTTCTTCGTCCATCAACTCCAAGATACGGTCATAAAACTTTTTATTTTCAAGTTTCTGGAGCCAAGTGGCGCTTTGAAACTTTTCAGTCGTGCCGTCCTTGTGAGTCAATGTATACCACGCACCGCCAGATGTCAAGTGCTTAGAACCCTTGACAGCTTCTAACCAACTATCCCTATCCTTAATTCCCACATCGTCGCCCCAGAGAATCTTAAAGGCACACTGCCTGCCCTGCGTTCCGAACCGCGACTTCTCAAGTTTAACTTTGACCTCGGAGCCAATCCGAAAGCCATGGTCATCCATAATGAACGATGCCTTAGCCTTGCGACCCGTAAGCCAAATCCTCAAGCTGTAAGTATAGTGCATCGCCTTGCCGCCCGGTGTAAAGTATGGGGTGGTCATTGCCTCTGCAACATTACTAGTAATATTTGTCTTCAACTGGTTGAGTACAAGCAGGGTAGCCTCGGCATTGGCAATAGGCTGAACCAACTTAGCCATGCCCTTTGAGAGAATTCGTGGCTTCACAGCCATAGAACTCAGCGGGTTAAAGTCTCCTGCGATGTCCGTAGTGCTTGGTGTCAGCGCCAGCGAGTCCCAGATAAACAAGAGTTTATTTTCTGCCGACCCAAGCAAATCTTCAATAGTCTCCAAGACGAACTCGACCGACTCGGCTTGAACATAAAGAATCTTTTCCAAGTCGCAGCCAGCCTTCTCTAAGAAGCCGGGGTCAATCGCAGACTCCGCATCAAAGTACACCACATCAATGTCTTGCTTTTGAGCGTTAGCTGCGACTTGTGCAGCCATGTACGATTTACCAGTAGACTGAAGCCCCGCAATCTCAGTAACCTTACCGACTGGAATTCCAGCCAATTGCCCTCGACAGATAATACTATCAAGCCAACGGGCACCAGTGGGAATCCACTGCTTAACTTCCGTTGGGTTATCCTCTGTGAGATTGTAAGCAACGTCTTGACCCGCTCGCTTATTAATCATCTTACGCATATCGGCAATAGAAAGTTTGCCAACCTTTGTTTTTTTCGTTGCCATCATGCAATCTCCACTATTATTAAAATTAGAAAGTGGGACACCTGTTAACCCTGTGCCCCCCTGTGGGTTATGATATACTACTCAGTCGCTTCTGTGGTTTCAGCCGCTTCAGCATCTTCGGTGACAGGCTCGATAGTCTCAAGGCTCGCCTCCGTCGTTGCTGCTGCATCGGCATTATCTGGCGATGCAACGGTTGTAACTGGTGTCTGAGCCGCCTCAGTTGTAGCAACAGTAGCGTCTTCGCTATGGTTAAAAACCAACACTCCAACGATAATTGCTGATACAGCCAAGCCTGCCTGAACCCAACGATTAGTAAAAATTGCAGTCATTACTCTGCCCCTCCGGTGTCGCCACCTTCTTCTACGACTCCACTATCGGAACCGCTGTCTTGCTCATCCTTATCACCACACGCCAGCATTAGCGCGAGGGGTAGGATGGTAACAACCTTCATCATTTTCATCATTTTATTTTTCTCCTAATGAATTTGAGGCACCTGTATCCCGTGCCTCCCTGCGGATATCTAAATTATTCTTCTGATGCAGCCGCACCACCTTCAGCCGATTCTTCGATAGAAACAACCTCAATTTTAAAATTAAGATTCTTACCTGCCATCGGATGATTCATATCAAGCTTGACCTCGTTGTCCTCAAGTTCCAAGATGGTCGCCATGACTGGACCTTGTGGGCTTTGACCCATAACCTGTCCACCAACGACAAACTCAAAGCCCTCTGGGAAGGCTTGCTGTGAAACCGTCTGAGTCAACTCTGGGTTCGTCTCGCCGTATGCCTCTGCTGGCGACAGAACAACCTCCTTGACCTCACCCACTGTCATTCCAGTGACAGCAGTATCGAAGCCAGAAATCAACTGCCCAGAGCCTAGAGTAAAGGTGACTGGTTCTCTCCCTCGGGAGGTATCAAATTCTGTGCCATCATCCAGTGTTCCAGTGTAGTGGACGGTGACTGAGTTTCCGCTTTTTGCGTTCATAATAAAAAATTCCTTTATTGTTTAATCAGGCACCTGATAACCCTGTGCCTGCCTGTGGGTATTGTAAAAGTGTGGGGCACCTGATAACCCTGTGCCCCCCCGTGGGTCATAAAAGCTATCACCCAAGAAGTTCGTTGAATGCGCTTTCAACGCTATTGGCAGTGCTGCTTTGGGAGGTAGTGTTGCCGCCATAGCGATTTGTTTCAGTGGACATGTCCTCTGCCGACTCGTCATCAGCCAGATATTCGTCCAGCATACGCTGTACGTCTTCTGAAGACTTCTTCTCAAAGAGTGTACCGAAGTCTGGAATAGACTCAAGCAACTCCGCACATTCTGCCTCAGTAATATTTGGGCAGATAGTAGAAGTACGACGAGATGGCATCAGCTTAGTCTGCGGAAAGGATGCGCCAGCAGGCTTCCCGTAATTTAGGTGAAGGTCTGTGCCAGAATCGGGGTCAGTAATATCCCCATACTCTGGATTGAGGACAAGGTTGAGAAGCTGCTCGTACACAGTCCTACCATAGCCCCAGATACGGACGCCCTTGGCTTCCTCGCCCCGAACAATGACGGGAGAGAAGAAACGCTGACGCGCCATCAAGTTCTTAGCCATCTTGATGCTTTCTTCAGTGCCCTCATTAAAGAGTTGACGAACGAATGAATCCAGTGGGTCATCCTCGCCAAAATTCTTCTTGGGACTCAAGAAGCCTGCATTCTTGCCCACATTATAGTGGAACCAATACTCCTTGAAGGGGTCGCCGTCCGCAGTTGGAACGATGCGAATAGTCTGGTCCCCGTCCGAGGGACGCCAGAATTGTGAAGTGCGTGAACTCCCACGGTTTTGTACCGAATTCAGCTTCGACTTCATTTTGCTCATATCAATAGCCATTTTATTCTCCTTTGTGTTAATGGCGGGTAAATTACCCTTTAGTATACTCGGCAAATCTTCCGAGCATCTGGTTTG